GATTTACTACTAAGCATACTGCAAACGTAGTAATTCTTTTAATCGTCATGGCACTCTTGTGTTCTTGCTTTTACCTTCCTTCAGGTTCTAGTACATTAAAGATTAAACGTTCCATAACATACTTAACCAAACAATTAAAACATCGTTTTGGTATAACTCTTCGACATACTTCTGATTCTTATATCCGCCATAGTTTGTTGAGAGTACCTGAACATAAAAAGTTTTATGTTTCCAGACTTATTAAGTTAGTAATTAGTATGAAGGAGGAGTTAAAATCCCGCCTTTCTGTTAAAACTTCTGTGGTTACTGGTAGAGATAGAGTCTTATGTCTAATAAACCAAAACAAAACAAAAACAATTGTTAAATATAGAGTTAAGTTATTACGAAGTTTCTTTAATTTACCTAGATGTTCCTTTAAATCTATCCCCAAGGAAATAAAAAGAAAATACAAAAACTTTACTTTAGGTATGTTTGATCTTATTTTTAACAATTTGCATGACCACCACCTAGGTGGTTCTAGATTGGATAGCTCCTCATCGAAATCCAAGTCTGACATTATTCATTTGAATAATGAGGGAAAGAATTTCGCAGTCAATTTCTCCTTCAGCGACATCAGTAGTCAAGGTTCATTGACTCTCACTATAATTGTCTCGTCTGCTGAAAAACATAGATACAATTTCAACATCAAGAGATATATCTCTAGATGTGGAAATTACTGCCATTATAGGGCCTCTTTAAACAACAGCAATGTTAAAGAGGTTCAGGAAATCTTCTTACGCCCCATCAATCTCTTTCACCCCACCAACGGTCTCTCGTTATGCTTGACCACAGCTGTTATGCAAATGTTCAACGAGAATAGGGGTTTGGGGCGTATCATTGGAATTTTTCCATCACAGAGGTTCTTGAATATGTATTCCACTGTAAACCGGTTTTGCGTGGATTACATAAAGCGGGTGGCGAGTGTCGGGAAAGAAAGAACACCCATACAGACTTCAAATCCTAAGGGTAATCGTACAAATTCTTCAACAACCATTCGTGGTTACGTGAAGAAATCTGTACTCAATGATTTCAACCACTCTAAACTTGAGAGCGGTGGTGTCTTCATTCCTAAGAAGGAGATACACTACCTCAAACCAAATACTAAGAGTGGAGAGGTTGTGCGCGGGGGTGAGAAGGTAGTTGACAAACAAAACTCAGTATCCAAAACTACACCACTCCCGTCATCTACCATTCTCTTTGGTACGATGACTTCAGATGTTGTTAAACAATCTGTGCAGTCTGTAGTTGGTAAAACTGGTGGAACCACTGAAATTAAGGGAGATCGTGTTATACTTTCACGCAAATATTTAGACCCAAAAATTTTTGTCCAAAAGATGGTCGTTAAAGGGGTTGTTGAAAAATACTTGATAACCAAGCCCGACGGCAGTAAGACTGAGATAATAAACAATAAGGATGCCGTCAGAAATCTTTTTAACACCACATTTAATGGTCAGAGATATTTCGTTGACGACGATGCTTTGACACCCTCTGGTAAAAAATTTTCATCTGTAAAAATCGGTTATTGTTGGTTAGATGCCTTCAACCTCTCAAAGAAGGCAATACCAGACTGGTTGGTGCCATTACCATTTATTCCGCTGTATTTAATTTTCAAGTGTGGTGTTCCTAAAACCATTCTTCGTATGATTAGAAGGACGGGGAATGGAGTATGCCATTTTGATAGAAGGTATGCACATGCTCATTCAATCGCAAAGATGACTGATTTGCTTGGAGCCACAAATACACTAAGTCCCCTGGGGATGGGTACCAATGAGTATGAAGTCGGTCTAGATTGTTTGGTTGAGCGTGTTATGAAGAAGTTAACACCTCGTGGGGATTTAGACACTGTGACGCAGTTGTTTAACGCAGCGGCGAATCGTTTTGACGACTGGTACAAACGAGGTGATGATGTTGTTGTTAAGACATATGTCACTGGAGCAGATAAGAAGATAATCTCTGATCTCTTCCCAGATTTAAAAATAAAATATGAAGGGACGACAAACTCTTCCCACCCGTTGTTCACAGTCATTAGACAACTTGAAAATTATCTGATGTTTCGTATAAACAATTTCAAAAACTTTTCTGACTTTGGCGGCAATATTCTGACCCACATTTCTATGGGAGTTAAAAATTCTCATGTTTGTGCACCTCTCTGTGATGTTAAAGATGTCAACAGACGGGTGAAGTTGTATTGTAACATCTCCAAGGAGATACACAGTATGTCTGACAACGCCATGTGTACCAACAAGGCCCAGGACTGCAATCACAACTCAAAAACCGCAGTGATGGTGGAGGTTTATGATATGTCGATTTATGAGGTGGCACGTAGTATGCTCAAACGAGAAATTATTAAAGTCGACGCCTCCATGCTTCTACCGGGTGAACTTCTAGAGGACTTCGATGTTGTCGATCTTTTTGATAAACGTTGCATCATAACGAAGGTTGGGGAAAAGGTGCAATACCGCTATGGTGTAAATGGTGAAGTGTATGAACACGATCTTAAACCATTGAAAGAATGGATGTCTGTTGGATTCTTTTCTGTCGATGGAGTGTTGTTCAAGAAAACACTAGAAAACTCTAGAGGCCCATTTCAACACTATTCAATTGTCGTTGTTGAGGATGTACAGGCCAAAACACTGGTGGTTGAAACGCAGTATCAGACAAACAGCAATAATATGGTCGAAATTGTGATACCCACAATCAATTCTGACGGAGTGGTTTCAAAGGAGAAATTGAGAGTGGATAAATCTTTTTTGACACACCTGCTTGAGTACGCTAGTAACTGCGTTGAAACTTTCAACCGCAAATCCTTCGAGCATTTGATGAGTCAATATAGGTCTCGTAAGGGGTTTGTAGTGTACAACAACAAGGTCATTCAAGAAAGTGTACATATCCCACACAGATTATTGGATGGTTTTCTTGCGGTTGTTTGGGCACATGGTATGCGAATGGCTGAAAGGTCTAGATATTTAGCAAAAATGGTGTACGATTCATACTACACCCCTTCCATATTTCAATTGCTAAAGCGTGCCTTTGAAATTAAATTTAAAAGATTTAAACTTTGTGTATATGAAAACATCCTGAAACTGTTGAGATATATTCTCGGTGGTTGGGTTTGTGACGACATGGGCACGATTGAAGGCAGGATAGTGGAACTAAATAGGGTCATAACCGTGAGACACACGCTGCACGTGACTTGCAAAAACCAACCAACAAGTGAGTTTCAAGAAATATTCAACAGTTATGTTGAGGAAAGTAATGACTTCATTGAGAAATTGAGTGAGAGATTGAAGACGACAACATCCAATGACGATGTTTTGGAATCGGGCGGTGGTGATGCCTATTGGAAAACGTATAAGAGAATTCTTGAGCAAGTCGCGAAGTTCAAGAGTTACTTTAAGGACGTGATATTTTTGACAAATGTGATTTTTGACATTTATGTTTCTAGTAAGATGAAAATGCATTATCAGGTTGTCAATCAATGGGTCTCCACTTTACCACGTCGGATGTTTGAGGAATGGAAATCAATAATATCCCAATTTACTCTTACGGGTTGTGCTAATAAGGTTTTGAAATTTATATTCAATTTGAAGTCAAATTTCAGTTCAATATGGAACGGTTTTCTTCTCTCAATTAATAAAATTGGTTTGAAGGTTAAAAATTTATTGAATGGTGAAAGCTTCAACAGATTTCTCGGGAAAGATAATCTGATGTTGTCTATGAACAATGTCTTGGAACAATACACATTGATTCAAAATGCAATTGAAGTTTTGAGAAGTAGTGGGGTGAGTGATGAAGTCATAGAAAATTCTGATTACAGTCAAATTATGATTCTATACACCCACTTTATGCATGAGAAATATGAGAGGAAGAATGAGGAGACCGTCGAAGAATTTAGTGAATTTGAAGACGTGTTGCTTAGTGGTGGTGGGAGTAGACTTTCTCTATCACAATTCGGTTGCAAACTTGAAGAAAAGATTAAAGAATATATTTGTCTTTTTCATCGTTTGTCTAAAATAACCAAGAATGCCAAGTACACTAAATTAATATTGAAAGTTGTGTACAAATTGGTTTGTGGCGTGTTAAAAGCACTCGGTTTTAGGGTTCAAGATGTTTTTGAGACGTTCTTGTCTATACACAATGATTTTGTAACATTCTTTGACGAAAACAATGTCTGTCTAGACATTGGTCTTCATAAAGTGAATAAACAAATAAAAAATGGATGTGGATATTTCACGACCCTTAGCAATAAAGTAAGGGAGAGGATTGATGGTTTTCCAACATCGTGTTCTCTTAATCTTCAAACTAAGTTGGCTGAATTTAAGGAGAGATTGGCCGAACAACTCTTCTTTTTTGGAAATTGGGTGACTAAACAAGATGGTGATGAGTCAGATGATGATTTTTTCGATTGTTTGGAGTCGGGGGGAGGTTCAAATCATATATATGTGATTCTTTTTGAAAGAGTACGCAGATTTCTGTCGGTTTTTCTAACAAATTTTTCCATTTACAAGAAAACTTTGTTTCTCGAATTGGGAAATGTTAAGTGTCTATTTAGATTGTTTCAAAACTCATCTATCGAAAATTTCACACTCCTAAGGAGCTGGTTTTTCAACAGATTACAATCGGTTAAGGATAATGGTAGTGAAATTGTGTGTAAAGGTGAAAAGTTCCTTTGCGACTACTACCGTTATTTGCAAGAATCAGATTTGTTCCGCTTTACGATTAATGTTGCAGCACAGCTTCCTTTCCATGTTTTGAATTGTGTTTTGAGTGCCGGAAATCCACTTCCAATCTTATGTGAATGGGTTGGTTCGATTGTTATATCTTTTTACGGTCGACTTAAGTTTGTTAAGGATGATATTTTTGTAAATTGGATTGGTTGTTTACTTCTGACACCAATGACTCTCAGTGTGATGTCACCAATGACTTTACTTTCGACATTGATGGTGCTGAAGACCATACTTCTCACAAAGTCGATGAAATTCCAACGGTTGAGAGACAGTGTTGTGGACTATTATGCTTCCTTGAATCTTGACCTTATACACAGTGTGATGAACAATGATTACGCTTCCAAAGTAGCTTTAATTGTTGTGCTTCCATTGTCTTTATTCATGGGAAGTAGTTTGTTTTTTGCCATTATCAACGCAGTTGTTGTCTATAAATATTATCATTATCATCACCATTGCGTTTTGGTGTCAAATGTATCCATTGCCTCAAAAATCGACTTCCAAGATTTGGAAATTGATGGGAGGTTGAAGAGGGCGTGTATTGAAATTAACAAGAGGAAATTTAAGAATGATAATATCAAAACAACAAATGATGCGATTGAGAATGAATCTGACACACACAAGGTGGGGGGGGAGCAGTCACACTTTGATGGTGTGGCAGATTCGAGAGGTCATTCCGAAATTCATTCACCCAATGATTCAGATGGTGAGGAGAGAGGATGTTCAGAAGACAATTTGCAGAAATACAACTATGTTAGAGAGAAGCTGCAGATTGAGAGAAGTGATAGAATGGAAAGTGGTAAGATTAGTAGTGAGAAGAATCCCGCTTTGTGTCTGATGTATAACAATTACCCTTCTTCATCATACATCACTTTTAAACAAACAAAAAATGATTTAATTAACTCAATAAATGAGATGTATTTTATTGAGAATCAGACTGCATTGTTGAACATTGGTAAAATGGAACACACTATTAATAAGTACAATCTTGGATATACTGATGAGAAGAAGCTGTGTTCCATTGTCAATGATTCCAATATCTATATGTGGACAAAGTTTCGAGGGTGGGTAAGTCTTGGGAACAACAGTTCTACAGAGGAGATCGACCCTAAATTCATATTTTTAAAGAATAAGAAAATTGTGGATAAGATACCAAATGACTGTGATGTCGCTTTTACAACAAATGAGTTGGTCGTTGGGTATTCGAACGAGAAGTTGAAGAACATAGAAAAAGATGGTATCTTCGGAATTCAACTACCTATCGTTGATGACAAGGTTTTGGTTCCTAAAGTTGATGCTATTGTCAAAAGTGCCTCCTTGGTGAATAAACCTCCTGGTAGTGGTAAAACTACTGAGATAGTAAGGAAGGCAACAACGTTGGCGAAGATGCGCAATGATGTTTTGATTTTAAGTGTTACTAGAGGTGGAAAGGACGAGATACTAGATAAATTGTCTCAGTCAGAATTTGTAAACGGTTCAATAACAGTCAGAACTATAGATAGCTTCATCATCAATAATGCTAATAAGAAATTTGATTGTGTGTTTGTTGATGAGTGCTTTATGGCTCACGGGGGACTTGTCCTTTATGCCTTATGCAAACTAAACTGTGATAATATAACATTATATGGTGATATCAATCAAATACCTTATATCTGTCGACTTCCACATTTCCACTGTAGATTTTCTGAGACTCTCTACAGATTGGTAACAACAACGTTTGACAACGTCAGTTATAGGTGTCCTGCTGACGTATGCTATCTTTTAAGTTCTGAACGTGATGGGAGAGGGAACTTAATTTACCCAAATGGTGTGAAAGCGATGAAAAATGAAAAGGTAAGAACGATGAATTTGGTACCCATCAAAGGTATTAATTCGATTCCCGTTGACGTATCGAAGGATGTTGCTTACATTACCTTCACACAGCATGAGAAACATGAATTGAATAGATATCTCAACACAAATACTGTGAAAACCGTAAACGAAATACAAGGGCACACGGTTAAAAACGTGAATTTGGTAAGAATGCGTGTTCATGCTAACGAAATCTATAGTGACAGAAATCAGTTTATAACAGCGATTTCTAGACACACAGAAACTTTCAACTACTACTATGCTTCAAACGCTACTAAGGATAAGGTGATGAATGCTGTCGGTAGTTTGAACACTATCGAGGATTACGTTCTAGCAAATTTTTGTTTCAAACAGTGCGTTTGACATTTATGAACTCTGTTGTGATCGAGTGAATTTTCCCACAATTTCATCTCGACCAAGTTTGAGCAACGTCTATTCAGTGAATGAGTATATGAACTTAGTATTCCCAACTCAAAGTGCATATGATTTTATTCACAGGACTTTGTCATTCGAACAGACGGACTTCGACATCCCAGTATTGGACAATGCTAAAGTCTCGATGTCAAGTTCGAAGGATTATGTTGGGAAGACTTATAAATTACCATTATTATGTGGTAAAGGAGAAAGGGCGAGACCAAATACCTGGAGACAAGTGCTGATCTCTTTGTCACATCGAAATTTTGCTGCCCCTCAAATCAATGAAGAACATGACCAGGAATTCACATCAAGTGTTCTTTTTGAAAGTCTTATGAATTGCATGAAACTTGAGAAGATTTCAGAATGTTTCGATGTTGTGGAGCCGTGTTTAAATAAGATTGATATGTGGTTAACGACTAGAGATAGTCGAAGATTTAAAGGAATTTTAAATAACCTTTCATATGATGTTTGGGTCGAACAAGTAACAAATTTAAAACTAATGGTTAAAGGAGACATGAAACCGAAATTGGATGAGTCCCATTATGACAAATATGCACCTCCGTCCAACATTGTTTATTATCAGCAGATGATAAATATGTTTTTCAGTCCTGTGTTTTTGGAAATAATGGGTAGGATAAAATATTGTCTTAAGGACAACATTGTGTTATATGGTGGAATGAATCTGTCTGAACTAGGTTCTGTTATAAAAAGCAAATTAACTGATCCATTACCATCCTATAACTACACTGAGCTTGATTTTTCCAAATTTGATAAATCTCAAGGATCAATAATTAAAATGTATGAAGAAATGGTTTATAAATTCTTTAAATTTTCTCCAAACACATATGACAATTTCAAACTGTCTGAATATTTTTGCCAAGCCTCCTCAAATTGTGGGGTGAAAGTTGACTTATTTTCTAGTAGAAGAACTGGAAGCCCAAACACCTGGTTGTCCAACACCTTGTGTACATTGGCTATTCTATCTGCCACATACCAATTGGAGGACTATGATTTAATCTTAGTCAGTGGGGATGATTCTTTGTTAGTGTCTAAAAATCCTGTTCTGAATAAAGCGTATGAAATCAACAAAAACTTTGGTATGGAGTGTAAGTTCATGGAACATCCCTGTCCTTACTTCTGCTCAAAGTTTTTAGTTGAGGTGGATGATAATTGCGTTATTATGCCGGATCTTGTTAAAGTCTTTGAAAGGTGGAGTAATCCCATCCCTACCGACATGATGGAAAACGATGGGGTCTTGAAAGAAAGATTTACTTCCTATAAAGATCTTCTTCAAGGTTACTTCAATGACAACATTAGTTTTCATCTCGATATACTCCTTTCAAAACGTTATTTCCACCCTGAAGGTGCTTCTTACGCAGCTTTCTGTTTTATACACGTGGTTTTATCTAACTTTAGGAATTTTAAAGAAATTTTTGATACGTCAAGTGAAGTTATTATATAAATGGGCATTCTTTACGAAATTTGTGTTTATTTACTTGTTTGTGCATATATTATTTTAAAACGACCTTCCGAGGACGAATTGACATTTTTTAAAAGAAAGGACAAATAACGAAATGGTGGATTTGGGTCTAGATTTTGGTTCTACTTTTAGTACCGTATCAGCTTTAATCGATGACAAATTTGTTGAATTAAATATGAATGGGTCACCATACATCCCAACGGAGATGGCAATTTATGATGATAAATTCCTTGTCATAGGTTCTGCCGCGAAACTTGTTCATCTCAAGTCAGACAGATATACTATTTACTATGATTTGAAACGTTGGGTCGGTGTGAATTCTTTGAATTTTGAAAGAATAAGAGACAAATTAAAACCTAAATACAATACAATATTTCAGGACAACGACTGTTGGATGGATGGAATCGGTACTGTAAGGAAGTTTTTACCAGTTAAATCCTTGATTTACTACTATATAAAGAACTTAGTTGAGCTTTTCTGCAAAGTCAAATCTATACAACCTGGAAGACTCAACATTTCTGTACCGGCCGATTATTCAAATTTGCAAAGAGGTTATCAGAAATCTCTCTTGAAGGAGATAGGTTTTTCTGTCAACCAAATTGTGAATGAACCTAGTGCCGCCGCAATATACTCATTCTTTACGAATCCAGATAAGGAAGATATTTTGATGTACGATTTTGGTGGTGGAACTTTTGACGTCTCATACGTCAAGATCCTAAACGGTATAATGTCGGTCATTGACACTTCTGGGGATCTGTATTTGGGTGGTAGAGATATAGATGATCAGTTGGGTAGGTATTTAACCAACAAATCAGGGAAGGTTTTTACACCATTTATTTTGGCAAAAATAAAATTGGATGTTTCTGAAGATAATAAATCCGTGTTCGATCTCCCCGATGAGAATAATGAGTCAGTAAGATTTGACTTTAATTCCAGTGAATTGAATGAAATTGTTAGGCCATTTTCGGAACGTTCGTTGAAACTTTTGGACGATGTGGTGGTCAGAAATAATATTCGATCATGTTGTATTGTGATGGTGGGAGGATCGTCGTTGCTAAGTAATGTGTATAATATGGTCAACGAATACGCGTCTAAACACTCCTTTTCCGTGGTTCGCGATAAAAATTTGCGACTCAGTGTTTCTTACGGTTGTGCCTGCTTGTTTCAACTGCAAAAGTCGAATAACTTCACTTATATAGATGTAAATTCACATCCTTTATATGATGTTGATTTCGATTTTCTACCGGAGATCGTTATTAGGAAACCGATGCCGATTCCTTATACTCATAGTGTTAAAAAAGCAAACAATACAACTATACAAACAGGAATTAATGTTTTTGAGGGAGATAAACCATTCCTACTTGACGCTTATGTGTTAGTAAAGTCGACGTTTTTCACCGACTCTGTATCTCGACCTGGGGAAGGTTACTATTTGAATTATAGGTATTCTGTCGATGGTGATATTTCTGTGGACATTACGTCAAGCGATGGAAAAGTAAAGAAAACGTTCGAAAATTCAGTGATTCAAGAGTTTAAATTGAACAAGTTGGATTTGATTCAAACCCAAATAGGAATTGGTTCTGAGATAGTTGTACTTGTAGATTTATTAAAATATTACTCGACTGACGAAGACATAAAACACTTGGATACTAAACACCCTTTTCTACTGGATGCCGCAGTTGAGAAACTCGGCGGAATCGGTGAAATTTCTAGACGACTTAGGGATCACTTGCCGTTTGTTTGAGGAAGTTAAACGAGAGGAATTGCAAATCACTCTTTGCTTGTCACTTTCACTTAACGGTGAATTAAAATTACTATATTTATCAAACAACAGAACATTCAGTGGGAGACTTTTCATTTGTTTCTGGGACACGGGAATACAAGGTTTAGAACATTTGATTGAAGAGTTCCCATACGTCAGAGAGCAATGGATGTGTTGAAATCAAAACAATTTTACAGATGCTTCTCAACGTTGATGATGAGAAGCAACATTGATGATGTACTGGTTAATTTTAAAACTCATATTGGCAGTTTAGGTCAATCAACATTAAATCTAAATTACAATGGTGTGAGTGGTCCAAATAAAAGGAAATTTTCGTCTATTTTTGAAGTTAGTGGTGAAACTTTGATTAAGCCGACTATTGATGATGTAGACGTGTTAACTTTGTTCATTTACTACTTAAAAGTGGTGGAAAAGGACAAATACAACCAATGTTGCCCATACCCTCCAGAAAATTTATTAGTATTACGAGAAAAAATATCCGAGTTGAAAAAGAATCAGTCCTATATTGACAAAACAGTAACACAAATATGTGATGAAGATGATAAGTTGGGATGTAAATTCCCTATGTCATTGGTGAAGTCAGAACTCGATGGAGAGAGTTTGAATTATCAACTACTTAGTTACAAATTTTGGAATTCTTTAGGAGAAAAGAAGGATTTGAGGTCGATATCTAAATCCGATTTAAATATCTTTAAGGTGATGCGAGATGTTTCATCTCCAGATACTAGAGAAAAATCGCAATCTGAATGCATCAAAGCTGCTATAAATTATGTTGACTTTTACTATGAAATTCTTGAAGATCAGTTGTTTCAGTCAGTGTTATTGTCAAAACAAAAATTTCTTTATGGATTACGATCATGTTTGCAAGATGAAGTGTTGAATTTATTCAATTCTAGCGTGATCTGTAAGGGTGCTGAAATGTGTTTACTTAATATTTACAAATACTTTAAAATGACAGATGTGAATTTGAAAAATTTTTTGGTTCTGTATAATCTTGAATTCGCACCAGTGTTGGAAAAATTATTTAAGAGAGACATGAAAGCTAGATTATCAGAATTAATCGAAAAGAGTGTGGTAGACACGAGCATGGTTTTGAATGATATCGATTTGTTGAAAATACAATTAGATCGACTGAATAATGATGTGGCAATACGTTCTTCACCTTATAATTTGTCGAAAATTTCAGATAAAATCATATTTGATAGAATATGTAAATGGTTTGAAATGGAAAACATGATACAAGATAAAAATTTAATAGAAGCCGTAACACTTATGTTTTTCTCTTATTTATCCACTTCACCAAATATAAGATCTAGAGATGAGAGATTTCAAATGTCATTTACATACAATTCTAAGAGGTATAATATAGACATAGATAGTAAAAAGTTTTTGTCGTGGATAGATGGGTGCAAGAATCAGCTATCTGAGGGAGATAGGAATAGAAATTACGTAAGAATTTTTTGCGCACATAGGGCGAACAAAGCGATTAGAATAAATGAACTCTTCAATTTTACACCTCGATTGTTCTCAAATCTTATTGATGTACCAAATCACATTCGTATAGATTTTTATAAGGGTTTAGATCATACTAAACTGACTAAGCAAGAGTTAATCGGATTGGAAAAGATTCGTAGTGTGACTGAATATCGAAGTAAAAATGACGAACATTCGAGGCAAAGGTATGCGGATTTTGTGTTTTCTGAATATTTAGATTAACCAATTCAACTAAACGTGAAAACTTTGGTTATTTTTATAGAACAATGGAAAATATAGTTAAAAATTTTGAGGAAATAAAGAAAATTGTTACAAAAAATGTTGGAAATAGGACGCAAAGTGAAATTACTACGCTAGACAAATTTAAGACAAACCTAGTGAATTACACCGAGAAGTCTGATGAAATACCATCCAATGTCAAAACGGAATTGCTTAAATATAAAGACATGGAAGGGTTAGACATAGAGACTTCCAATAGGTTGAAAGAGTTCGTTTTAAAGTTAGAAGTGAGACAGCCCCAAGGAAATGAAAGCAATGTTGCGAGCTCCTCAATCTTTGACGATCTGGAAGTACCAACTAACATTGTGATTCACACACAAGCAGCCAATGAAATGACACCATCGCAGTGTGAAGAATTCGCTAAAGTATTAAATGAATTTATCAAAAAGTTTATGTTTAAACTACCAACCGAGTCGAAGTTGACAAAGAAACAGTTAACCACGGGTATGTATGCTTTCTTTACCGCTGCAAATGAGCAGTCGACTTCTAAGGGGAATGGTAGTAACAAGAATCTATCGAATAATTTCACATTAGACGGTGTGGAGTATGAATGGAATTTCTCACATGCTTTCCCATTCTTTGATGAAGCATTTATCAAAGAAAAAATTCAAAACCCTATTAGGAGATACATGCGTGCCAAGTCACAAGAGATAGACAAGCTTCTAATCACCATGGGTTATGTTCCTTCTGGCAGGTTGGCAGCTCAATGGGGTGTTGTAGACGGATTAAGAGATATGATAGGAGATGCAGTACCACTATATAAGAAGGCCATGACTGCAGATCAGTTCACTTCTCAACTTGCGGCAACAGAGCAAGCCACGAATAAGAAGGGACAGGCTAGTAATGTGGTGCACGTATCACAAGTACTTGGACGTACATTAAACAGGAGATAGTATTATTTAAATGGAATTTACACTGACGGAAAGATTGCCAGGTGGGGTGAGTTTCAAATTACCAATCGCTGGTAACATCAAACAATTATTGTGCGATGTACAATTTGAAATAACACTTGGGAAAGACAATGGATATTTCAAGTGGACATGTGATTTTAATGATAATAGTGGCTACAGATTGGATTTAAACATATTGTTATACTCAAAAATCTACAGTGGGTTTAATGTTCCGATTCCAAATTACACRAAGAAGATTAGTGATTTTGTAGTGTTTGAGACTAAAGAGAATAAGTTTGATTTAGAGATCAGATATTTTGGAAGGTATTACAATACAATTGCAAATGGGAGGTCTTTACATGAATGTTACGATGTTTGTTACTCTTATCCGTTAACAATCAAGGTTACACCAAAAAGGTCTTTAGAAGACTTGAGTGCACTTAAAAATTTGTTCGGTTCTTCTATATGCCCATGGGAATCTAAAGTGAGTCTCGATAAAAATTTAAAGTTGGAAGACACTGTCTTCAAACGAATCGGTGGTTATGAGGAAAGATATTGTACGCTTAAAACTTTCACCGACTCAATATATACCAACAGTTCCTTTGCTTCCCAATTGTTAACATTAAACTCAAATGTTGACAAATCATTGATTTTAGGAAAGTTTGTCAGATTGATAATGAAGTTTGATATTAATGTATCGCAACCTCTTAATGTGTTATTTAGGGAAGATATGATGTTTGAAAAAATAGAGAACATGTTTGAAATTCTCACGAAGTCCACGTCAGGTGATTACGAAAGTTTGATAACTTTCAAATACAAATTTCGTGAAGGTTTTGTAATTATAAAAACACCTAACAAGTTTAGATCGAAAACTAACATATACGGAAAGGTGATGGAAACTGGCCATAAAACACCAGTGTTCAACTTAACTTTAAATGAGGGCGGACAATTGATGTTGTGTACTTTAAAAGTCATAAACGTATATGAACTGGGTTTAGATGTGAATGAGTTGTTGATCAAAGTGTCAACAGATTTTTTAAATGATCTTGAAGCGACAACTGTGTGCAATGGGTTACCTTTTGCAGATTTCTTTAAGTTGAGTAATACCGCAAAAGTGTTCATCGATTCGAATAGTGAATACCCGTACTATGTAGTTACACATGCTAACGCTGGAAACAAAAGATCTGATGATATCCATAAATTCATTTCAAAAGAAGTGAGAAAAATCTCGATGGAAACATATAGCTCTCTAGTAAATAATGATGAATCTAGCACCTTGATTGAGATTACACCGGATAAATTGGAAAGTGATGCAAGACCGGTAGAGCCTCTGAAGAAAACTACCCCTGAATGGTGTGAAGATATATTACATATAATCGAATTGAGATATAATGTGTCTGATGCTTTGGACTTGGTTCTCGCTTCTTCCATTCTTAATGGAACAAGTAAGGAAGCTATAAGGAATAAATTCAATATAACAAATGCAAAGATTGGGGATAAGTGGGTGCAGTGTGATCACTCTTGGATTACGAGTCTGTTTTTTCACAAAGATCCAAAAAGAAATTTATTGCGGAGACTTTGCCGCTTAAACTCACTTTACTGTTTGAGAAGGACACAAGAAGGGTTTTTCCAGTGTAACACGAAGTTTGCTTTGAAGTGTGGTGTTACAATTAATTTTGAATATTTAGCATTTGATTTTTTAGATCCGAAAGAGATACATAGTATAACTCAGGAGGAGGCTGTTGAAGTGACAAGGATACTGAATAGAAATCAGGTAATCAAATTCGAAGTAGTTAATGGATTTAGAAACACGAAACGATAACACAATGTTCCGCGAAAGGGATAAGTGCAAGATCTTTTCGTGTATAATAGATAAAATATCGAGTGCATTGAATGTGCTTAGTTCGACAAGTAGTTCGACTGTGTCGAAACAGCAAGCATTATCAGACATATCTTTAAGTAAGGATATACTAAAGAAACTTGGTCTATTTGCTGCACCGGTATTAACACAAGGTCATACAGGGTTTTTGACCGAATCTTGTGGGGTACCACTCGAATTCTTAGATGAGGTTGGGAGAGATTTGTTGGTGAGTGTAAATGTTGAAGACGTAATAGAATTTTGTGATTCTATACTGGTTCTGAAACCACTGGTGAGTAAACGAACCAATTCGGAATTGATTGGAGAGTCTGTAATAAACGAACTGATGAATATGTTTGGTTTTGGTGATAGGGTGTCAAAAATACGTGCAGCCTTTATGAATCTAGTAATAAGAGAGAGTGAAATATACAAACACGGAAAGGTTAGATTGGTGATGGATGAACCAATATTGAAGAAGCTTATCGCTGAAATCAGAGGTTCTATATTATGTAATTCAAACAAGAGAAGGGAGCTGTTGGAATTATTGAATAAGAAAACTTTGATAATATACTCTTATTACAATAGCGTATTTGGTGATGTTTACGTTGTGATATAGTTCGCATCTACAAGTCAATTTATACTGTGATGAACGGTTTATTTTAAAATTGGGACTTAGATATTTGTATTTTGAGATTGAAAAGATAATGGATAAGTTTGGATGCTTCAATTATTGCTGGAATGTTCTGACACACATTTGCACGATGACATACTTTTCAGTAAGTGAAATTATAGACAATATCCAGACAATCGATGATTTTATTATTCCGATGACCAATTTGATCACTAACACTGATCTGGAAAACTATCGGGTCAACGAGTTTGCGACAAGGTTGATTTCTGATGGTTGGGAAAGCATCTCAGATTGTGCTATGTATGTTAGAAGCCGCCCGGTTGACGAGTTAAAAGATGCAAGTGAGTATGTGTTGAATAAATTAACTGAATGTATTGATTTAAATAATTATTTAAAAATAGTGCCATTAAAAATGGAGAGTTTTTTAGTAGAGAGAATTAATAGCAAATCGAAATTTATAGACTCCACATCTGCCGTGAAGAGGGAGGTCCTTGGATTTGATCGCTCGCACGATGAGGTATCCACTTCATCCATTAGATATTTGAATAATCTGTATGTAGAAGAGATAATCCGAAGATACAGAATATTGGCGGGAAAGAGATTCGCAAATCTAAACGAATGTAAACAGTCAAAAGAATTCAAATCTCTTTTCAGTTTGTTGTCAGACATGACTACATTAGATTTCGCATTTAGAAATGTGAAGGTTAAAAGTTGGTATGTTCCAACAACTGGTTCGATGAGAGTAGAAACTTTCATCAATAAATAAGTAAATAAAGGCATTTTTGATTAAAGTTATTGCCTTTTAGTCTACCACTGTGATAAGCACAAGTGTGGTTGTAAATCTAGAATTTAAATGGAATAATATTATAAATAATACATATAGTAATTTACAATATTTAAACGTCCTAAAGTTGTCTTCGACACACCTTGGACGTTCATTTAAAAAATAAACTAGGTC